ATCGAGATTTTGATGCGCAGACGATCAAGCTCGCAGAGGCGAAGCTGACGCTGGAGCAGCGCATCGCGCAGATGAAGGAGAAGGCCAACGCCGCCGGCGTCGACTCGGTGAACATCGCCCGTCGCGAGAATGCGCTGCGGGAAGAAGATGCGCGGAAGAATGCCAAGAAGCCGGTCAGCACCGCTGGTGCCAGCCGAACGGCATCACTGCAGGGCTTCACCGACGACCAGACCGAAGAGCGGGCGAGGATCTCTGCCGACACCAAGGTGCTGCAAGCCGAGTTCCAGGCTCGCCAGGTATCGGCAGAGGCCTACTACAGCCGCATGCGCGAGCTCGCCGAGCAGAACACCAGCACGGACGCCCGAACCATTACCAGCCAGATCGAATACCTGCGCGCGCAGGCGGTCAGCGGCAAGGACGCCATCAACGTCAACAAGCAGATCGGCGAGCTGGAGGCCAAGCTGGCCAAGGTGCGCATCGACGGGGCCGCTGCGCAGCAGACACTGACCACCCAAGAAAAAGTGGCAATTGAATCTCGCAACGCTGGTGTTCGGTCCTATGCCTCAGCACTCGATGCCAGCACCGACGCACTGCAACAGCAGATGGACGCGATGGTTGCCAAGGTTGGCATCGGCGATCGTGAGTATGAAATACAAGAGCGGGTCAACGATGTTTATCGGGAGCAGGCCAAGCGCCTGACCGAGCTATCGCTGCAGAAGACCGCAGACCCCGCCAATGCCAAGGCCTACGACGAAGAGATCGCCGCGGTTCGCGCGGCCACAGAAGCCCGAGTTGCGATCATTCGCAGCGGCTACCAAAGCATGGCCGAGGCGCAGGCTGATTGGGTCAACGGCGCCAAGTCATCATGGGCGAATTACGCGGATGACGCGCGAAACATCGCGGGCCAGTCAGCCAGCCTGTTCGACAACCTCTTCGGGGGGATGGAGGACGCGCTGGTGCAGTTCACGACCAAGGGCAAGGTCGATTTCAAATCGCTGGCCAACTCCATCATCGCCGACATGGCGCGTATTGCTGCCAAGCAGGCGATCATCGGCGCGCTGGGTTCGTTGTTCGGCGGCCTTGGCGGTGGTGCCGGCGCTTCGGGCTCCACCTATATTGGGCAGGCATCGACTGGTGCAGGGAGCAACTACAACTTCGGCAGCAACGTTGGACAGTTCACCGGTGGCGGTTGGGCGAACGGCGGCTACACCGGCGATGGCGGCAAGTACGACACTGCCGGCTATGTCCACCGCGGCGAGTACGTCATCAATGCCGAATCGACGCGTCGCATCGGCCGCAACTATCTGGATCAGCTGAACGGGTATGCCAATGGCGGCATGGTGGGCGGCTCCGGTGGTCCTGGGTTGTTGTCGCAGCCCAACGTCAACATCGCCATCCATGGTGCACCGAGCGGTGATCCGCAGGTCAACGTGTCGCAGGGTGAAAACGGGCTCGATGTCGAGGTGATCTTTGGTCAGTTCGAGGGCCGCATCGCGGGGCGCCTGGCGGATGGCAGCAGCCCCATCGGGCCCGTGCTGAAGCAGCGCTACAGCATGAGGGAGACGGTCTGATGGCGACCTGGCCGAGCTACGCCCGCCTCACGCTGAGCACCTATTCGGAGACCTTCGAGCCGTCCATCCTGCGGACTGAGATGGAGCGCGGCATGCCCAAGCAGCGCGTGCAGAACTCGCAGGTTCTCGTGAGCGTGGCCGGGACCGTCCTCTTCATGACCAAGGCCGACGAGCTCGCCTTCGAGGACTGGTACTTCAACGAACTGCGGCGCGTGGGCTTCTTCTCCTGGACCAGCCCCAAGGATGGCGTGGTCCGGCAGGCGCGGTTCCGAAACGCTGACATCGGCACGCTCACGCCCCTGGCCGGTTACTTCGCCGTGTCCCAGCGCAACGTCACGCTGGAGTACCTGCGATGAGCTTCACCGAGAATCGCCAGCGGCTCACGGACCCGAGTGGCGTCCTCCTGTTCCTGGAGGTCCGCGCGCCCAGCTTCACCGACGTGCTGCGCCTGGTGAACGACACGCAGAACTGGGTGAGCAACGGCGTGGAGTACATCGGCGTGCCCTTCGGCATCAAGCTGCCGGACGACACCGCCGGGCAGACACCGCGCACGGTGCTGACCATCGACAACGTTGGCCGGGGCATCACCGAGGATCTGGAGGCGCTGCAGCCCAACGAGCTGGTCACGGCCAAGCTGATGATCGCCGACACGGAAGCGCCGAGTGTGATCGTGCAGACGTGGTTCCTGCCGATGACCCACGTCAGCGTGAACCCGACCACCGCGACCGCGCAGTGCGGCGTGGACTTCCTCATGCGCCAGCAGGCGGTGCTGCTGCGCTACACCCCGTTCCTGACCCCGGGGGTCCATTCGTGAGGCTGGCGGACGTGGAGCGCTTCGTGGGCATCCCCTACGACGAGGACACCTGCGACTGCGCCGATCTTGTGGTGCTGGTCCAGCGCGAGCTGTTTGGACGCGAGGTGGTCCTGCCCAGCGCCAGGCCTCGCGGTGCGCGCGGGCAGGTGGCCTTGGGGGATCTGTCCAAGCCCTACGGCGTGCGCACCGAGCGGCCGCAGGACGGCGACCTGGTGGTGATGTACGAGCGCGGCCGGCCCGCGCACGTTGGCGTCTATTTCTGGCTGGCCCACGAGGGCCACTGCCTGCACAGCAACGAGAAGAACGGGTGCGCGGTGATCCACAAGATTCGGGAACTGGCCGGGTTCGGGGCGCCGGTGGAGGGCTTTTACGCATGGGCGTGATGGAGGCGCTGCCGGGCCACAGCAGGCTGGTGTGCACGCCGCACCCGATCGTCCTGGACGGCCAGACCAACTTGGCAGCCAAGATCGAGGACGGCGAGACGTTGGGCGGCTTCCTGCGCCGCAACGTGCCGGACTGGACAGGAGATGCCTGGGAGGTGCGCATAAACGGCGTCCTGGTGCCGGTGGAAGTCATGGAGCGGGTACGGCCCAAGGATGGGACGCTGATCGAGGTCCGCGGCGTGGCGCGCAAACAGGCGCTCTACATCGTCGCGATGATCGCGCTGACCTACTTCACCTTCGGCCTGGGCGCCTATGCCGGCATCGCCGGTTCCATCGGCGGTCTGGCCGGCGCAGTGGTAGCCGGCGCGGTCTTCGTCGCGGGCTCGATGCTGATCAACAAGGCGTTAGGCCCCAAGCAGGAGGCCCGATCGGCGCAGTCCGCCGATTCGGTTTACAGCATCGGCGCCGCGCGCAACCAGCCCAGGCCCTATCAGCCGCTCCCCCTCACCCTAGGCACCGTGCGCGTCACTCCCGACGTGCTGACGAACGCTTACACCTACTACGAGGGCAACGACCAGTACGTGGCCATGGTGCTGACGCCAGGCATCAATGTGGCTCGGATGGATGCGTTGTACCTTGGCGACGCGCTGCTGTCCTCCTACGAGGGCGTCACCACGTGGTTCAGCGGCTTCTCCGGCATGCCCGAGCAGACCATCCCGCTGTTCGGAAACGTCGATACCGTGGACGGCGGCGAGCTGCCGGATTCGACGGCCTGGGTCACGCGCACGACGAGCGCCGACACGCTGCGCATCCAGATCAACCTGGAGTACATCCTTGGCGGCGTGGGCACCTCGGGGAAGCCCTACTACGTGTCCGAGGTCGTGCAGGCGGAATACGCACCTGTCGGCACCGGCCAGTGGTCGCCGCTGATCTCGCGAAACTTTCAAAGCAAGGACCTTCAGACCACCAAGCGCGCGACCCTGGGCAAGGACGTGGCCCGCGGCCAGTACGACGTGCGCGTGCGTATCCTGGGCAACGGCAACTACACCGGCGCCAACACGCAGCGGAACTCGTTCCAGTGGTCCACGTTGAGCAGCGTGCAGGCCGATGAAGCGACCTACGAGGGCATTCCCCGGATCGGTATCCGCATCAAGGCGACAGGCCAGCTAAATGGCGTCCCCAACGAGATCCGGGGCGTTGCCCACACCGAAGCCATCGCGGTTTGGAACGGCACCACGTGGGCCAATCAGGAGACCTCGAACCCAGGCGCGCAAATCCTCAAGTACGCGCGCGGCTACTTCAGCTCGGCCGGCAAGCGCATCGCCGGCATCGGCCTGCCCGATGACATGATCGACGTGCCCGCGCTGCAAGCGTTTACCCTTCACTGCGCGGCGAACAACTACACCTACGACTACTCAATCAAGGACGCGCGCAACCACGAGGAGATGCTGAACGCCCTGGCGCTGGCCGGCCTGGGCCAAATCTCCTGGGCGGGCGGCAAGCTGTCGGTGGTGTGGGCTGCAGACGAGCAACCGCTGGGTGGCGTGGTCAACATGGCCACCATCAAGAAGGCGCAGTTCCAGGTGGACTACACCCTGGCCAACGCCGCCGACGGCATCGAATACACCTACTACGACAGAGCAACCTGGGAGCCTCTGCCGGTGCGCGTCAAGGCGCCGGGCGTGGAGACCATGCTCAACCCAGCGCGCTTGACTGGGGAGGGCGTCACGCGCCCGGAGCACGCCGCAGAGCTGGCCCGCTACCACCTGGCGCAGTCGCTGTTCCAGTACAAGGACATCAGCTACAGCACCGACCTGGAGCACCTCAGCTACAAGCGGCTCTCTAACCTGGCCCTGCAGCACGACATGACCCAGTGGGGGTACGGCGGGCGCGTGATGGCTGCGGTGAAGGTCGGGAGCACGGTGACCTTGACGCTGGACGAGGCGGTGCCCGCGCCGCCGGCCAGTGGCGCCTACATCGGCCTGCGCATCCCGGGTGAGAAGGTCTACCGGGTATTCAAGATCCAGCCGTTCGCCGGCGAGTCCAAGACGGTCACGCTCGTGGACGCCTGGCCCAACGATGCGGCCCTGCCGGGCAACACCGCGATGAACCCGGCGCACGACACCATCTGGATCTACGACTTCAAGCAGACCCCGGGCCTGCGCGTGCGCGTGGTCGGCATCCAGCCCGAAAGCGACCTCAAGGGCGCCAGCGTATCGGTGGTGGCCGAGCCGCCAGAGTTCTGGCAGTACGTGAAAACCGGCCAGTACACCGCGCCGCAGAACCCTTCGCTTCTTCGGACGCGCCCGATCGCCAGCAACCTGAAGATCAGCGAGGAGCTGGTGGTGCAGGGCGACACCGTCTACACCGAGCTGGTGGCCACCTTCGACATCACCGGGCCGGTGGGGCGCACGGTTGTCATGTCGGATATGGACGGCAACCAAGAGCTGGAGATGGTGGCCGAGACCATCACCCGGACGGCGCGTTGGCGCATCCCTGGCGCTGGCACCTACCCGATCCTGGTCCGGCCGATGAACCCCGAAGGGTTTCCCGGCGTGGCCGCCAGCGGCACCTACACGACCACCGGGGCGGGCTCGGCGCCGGTCAACGTCGATTCCTTCGTGATCGATGAGTTGGACGGCGGGATCCGGCGGTACAGCTGGGCATTCGACGCGGACACCATCCGCTCCCCTGACTACACAGGGGTGCAGATCCGCTACATCGCCGGCAGCGTGCCCAATCCCAACTGGTCGGCCATGACGCCGCTGGGCGATGAGGACGGGTACCACGCCTCAGCCTTTGAATCGACCTTGCCGGAAGCGGGAAGCTGGACGTTCGCCATTCGCGCAATGAACACCAGCGG